CAGCGAGTTTCAATACGATTTCATCTCACTTGCTCAACAAAGATTTGTTTCTGTACCTGAAATCGACTTGAGAACCATGATTCAAAATTTCGGTGACTGGTACTTTGCAAACGAATCTAGTTCATTGAATACACCAAGCATCTGGTTGGTTAAGTGGTTCTCTTGGGTTCAAAACAACGAGAAACAAGTTGCTGCTAACCGCAAGAAACAAGAGCAAATCAATTCAGCTGGTCAAAAACCACAAGAGTCGGGTTACTTCGCTAATCTTTTTGAAGAACAGAGCGAATCTCAAATCGTGGATGTAACCCCAGCAAAAAAGTTTCCAATGATTGAGGAGGTAGGTCATGCATGAGATTACCTTGAACGAAGTGCGTCAATTAATCGCATCTCTTCGCACTGTTTACGCTGCTCAGTTCAATAAGCAATTTCCAGCAACAGGCGAAAGCGCAATTCCTCTGTCAGTGGTTGAGCAAATCGCACTTAAAACACTGGTTGGCGTTCAACAAAACCAATTTAACAACGCACTTGCTCGATTACTTACAGCAGGTGGACGTTTTATGCCGTCATTTGCTGAGTTTCGCACCTGGTGTATTGGTGAAAGTTGGATGTCTCCAGAGGAAGCTTGGTCACGTGCATGTAAGTTTACGACTGACAGTACCGTGGTTATTACACAAATTACAAAATATGCATTAGACGAAGTGATGTATTTGATCGAAGCCGGCCAAATGCGAGCAGCTCAAGATAATTTCTTCGGAACCTATAACGTGATGGTGGCTAAAGCTCAATTGAAAGGTCGTCAGCAAGAGTTTTACGCTCCACCGCTACAACTAGAACACAAAGAACCTAAACACGTTCCTGTGAGCAATGACGAGGCTCAAAAGCATCTCAAATCATTGATGGAAAGATTAAAAATCAATGGTCGTAAACCTGCACCAGTTCAAAAACTTGAGGCAAAAGAAAAAGAGCCTGAGCTTGCAAAAGAATTAGGTCCAGATCCTTTCGACAATCCGCACGAATACGCTGAGATGTGCCGCCGTGAAGGTATGCCAATACCTAGAAATATTCTTCAGCTAATTGATGGGGCGAATGCATGAAAGCATCTAAATTGATTAGAGATAAAGGACTGCAATACGCGAAGGAAATCGTAGATTCAGCACCCGATAACGCAACTGAATGGAACGAGGGTTATGAGTTCCAATGTGGTCAAAGTGTAGAAATCAGCCCAGCAGATCGTGAGAAGTATTTTGTAGATTTGGTTGAGCTTAAACGTCTGGTGGAGTCTTTGAAAATCATCAGCGATTTAGGTGGAGTTGAGAAGCTAACGCCTGCATTCATTACGACAGATAAGCATGTTGGTTACACGCATGTTCGCATGGTGGGAAATGGGAGATTGAGCTTTCTTGATGATTTTTGCGACTTCATTCCAGATGGTTCCATTTCAATTAAGCGTGTGATGACTGCTATCCGCGACCACGAATCAATATACGGAGGCGGTGAATCTCATGCCAACTAGATATAACACAGGCGAGTATAGCTACGATCTTGAATATCACTATGGAGATATGTCAGCAAGCATGGAGATGCTTAGAGCACGTTTAATTGAATTGTTGACTCCTCATCTGTCTGGCCGTTATGTGAAATGGAGAGAAGCATATTTCACATGGTTTACAAAGTGCGGCGGGGATTCGGGGTGGATGTTTTGTGTAGGTCCACACGAATTTCATATTGATGGGGCGTTAAGGCGCTATTACTCAGGTTCTATTGATATTACCTACAACCAGAAAGATCGATATTTCTTGGTGGGTGAGAAAAAGAAAGTCAAATGTAAGGCTTGTAAGGGGTTTGGCTTCATTCGAGATGATGGGTGGGGGCATATAGATAAATGTGAAATGTGTGATGCAGAAAAAGGAGCCAGCCATGAGTGAGTTTGAGGGTAAATCTGGAAAGTGGGCTTGGGAGATTCAAAAAGAACAACAAGCGAAAGTGGAGGAGCTGCAAAAGCGTTTAGATGGGGCATTAAAAGAGACTCAATATGCTTTGCAGTATGTTGAAGAAGACATGCGCGGCAATCATGAATTTCTACAAATGGCAATGATTCGAACCCTTAAAGCTATAGAGCAAGTGCTCAAAGGTGGTGCTTGATGTCATCAGTCAGCATTGCTGAATACCGCAAGTTATTTCCCATAAAGAAAAATAAAAAGCGCCGTTCAGCAAAGCAAGTTGCCAGACAACCAAGTGTGGGTGAAGTGGTTCTGGCAACGCATTTAAGAGCATGCAAGATTGGTTTTGAACAGGAATATAAGTTCCATCCTGAACGCAAATGGAGAGCAGATTTTTTAATAAAGGGTTCAAAGATTTTGATTGAGGTAGAAGGCGGGATCTGGAGCGGAGGCCGTCACACAAGAGGTAAGGGCTATTTAGGGGATATGGAGAAATACAACTCCGCAGCAATGATGGGTTTTACAGTTTTACGGTTCAGCACAGAGCAAGTTAAGTCCGGTATGGCATTAAAGCAAATTGAATTATTAATTAAGGGTAAATAGGAAGGCGATTATGTTAGTTGAAAAGTTTGATTTTATTGAGTTACTTCGCCTTGCTATTGCTCAAGGCAAAGCAGAAGGTAAGAAAATTTCAAAAGATGTAGTTTTAGGTGAATTAGCGCTGTTATCACCAGCTGCAAAGCTTTGGGCCACAGTACTGGTTGAGAAGGTTGATTTTGAACGTATTGCAATAATTACCCCGGCACAAAAACAAACTGAAACTTTTTACAGTAAATATGATTTTAATTTTCAAACTGAACGCCGTATTGAAGATATTCCGGGCAAGGTTGAATTCGTTCGCGGCGAGATTAAATCTGGTAATTTTTTCCGAGCGCGAAATAAATTAGCGGTAAAGATTCATGAAGAAATGGTAAAGAAAAAATTTACACCTACTAATGCTCAAGGTGATCTCACTAATCTGGCTAAAGGAATGGCTGAGATTATTTTGCGTGGCCATGTTTTTGTTAAGGCTATGTGTGGCTCATGTCAGGGAATAGGCAAAATCGAAATATTTAATGCTAAAGGTAATCCTGAAGGATCTAGGTTCTGTGAAAAATGTAATGGCACTGGTAAACGTCCTTACACATTGAATGAAAAAATGCAGCTTGCGGGAATCAATGCAACTAAAACGGCCTATATTAAGAGCTATCAAAAGTTTGAGCTGTTTGGAGAATCAATCGTTGCAGAATGGGAAAATGAAATTAGAACGCGTATTTCTCGATCATTCCGTTTTGAACTTCCTGATAGTCAAGAAACTTACGCTTGACAGTTGGGTATACACTTGAGTATAAAGATTTCTAAAATGGGCGAAATGTAAAGTAATCGCCAGAATGAATTTAAGAGCTCGCCAATCGGTGGGCTTTTTTATTTTGTGCTATAGTCCAGTCTAATTAAAATCTGGTACTTAAAATGAATATCTGTGTTGGTGGTGAACTTGACGGGCAAAAGATTGAAAAAGAAGGGCGATTGTTAAGAGCTTCTGATATCGACCCAAGTTTCACAACAGAATATTACAAACAGGTTTTTAACCGCGACAATACGGTTTTCCATTTCTGGTTGCCAATCGGATCTGACTTACATGATATGTCTGAGAAAGTTCTAAACATCCTTAGAGCACCTAAAAACTAGTTTATCGTTTGCCGGACGTATTACGGCGCAAATGGCCCCGCTAAATATCGATTATTGGCGGGGCTTTTTCTTTTTGGAGTATGTATGACTGAATTTCAAAAAATTACACATGAGATTAGACAGCTCCAAATAGAGCTAAACCATTTGGGAAGTTGCAATACAAAAGGTTTAAATACAGAACAGATCGCTCACTTAGATGAGCGATTTTTTTTGGCCATAGCAAAGCAAAATAAATTAATTGCACGCCTCAACAATAAACCAGAAGGCTTCTTATAAGAGGCTATTGGTATGGATGATAAAGAGTATTTTTGGCTAACACGGAAAAAAGAACCTAAACCTAAGTCCAAATCCAGACCACTACCTAAAGCTACTCAAAAGTACTTAGAGGCAGAGGAAGAACTTACACAAGCTTTAGATAATCTGGAAATTAAATACGAAAAGAAATTCCAGTTTAAATCAACAAAGCATTGGCGTTTTGATTTTCATTTAATTGAACATCGTATTTTAGTTGAAATTGCTGGCGGTCCTTGGTCTGGTGGACGAAAGGGCAGGCTGGCAACAAAGGCGTGGAGTATGGACCGTTACGATGTTGCTGAATCAATGGGATATACCGTTGTTCGGTTAGAGGCAGCACCAAGATTTAAGATTAATGAATCTGGTCCATTACAGATCCAAGCTCATTTCGCAAGCCAATGGCTCAAAAATTTAAAGAGGCAAATATTTAATGGATCAGATCAGACCATTTCCTCCAACTGATTTTATGGATCAGGCCGAAGAAGAGGAAGCACTCCGTTTAATACCTGCACCTGATTTAAAACTATGGGTAGTTGCTAATTTTCTTACGCTGGGTGGACCTTTACATAATCCAGATCACGACCATATCGCTGAGATGCTTCATGATAATGAGGGTTTCTTGGCTTTCGCATGGGCTTCTTCTGCTTATACCAGAGCTAAGCGTATGGTGCTCGGCCAATGTGAAAAGGTTATGTTTCAACAAGGCGGCTGGAAGAAAGCTCGACAAGAGCAGCAAATGCGCGACTGGTTCGGATTCGTTCCAGTTTACTTAATCACAATCGATGCAAGCTTTTGTGAAAAGGCAAACGATAGCGAGTTCTGTGCTTTGCTTGAACATGAGCTTTATCACATCGGTGTAGAACGAGACTCGGACGGTGAAATTATTTACAGTGATCATACTGGCTTACCAAAGCACTATTTAGCCGGTCACGATGTGGAAGAGTTTATCGGTGTTGTAAAACGCTGGGGAGCAAATGACAGTGTTAAGAGGCTTATTGAAGTTGCTAAAAACCCGCCGTTTGTTTCTGATTTAGATATTTCGAAATGTTGTGGAAACTGCGTAATCAATTGAGCCATGAGGCTCTTTTTTTTGCCTATCTTCCTTGACGTACCTTGACGGATAGAGAGAAATGGCATCTTTAAATAAAAAGCAAAAACTCTTTATTGTACGGTCACTTGCTGTATTTAATACACCTCAAGAAACAGTATCGCTCGTCAAGGAAGAATTTAACATTGATGTGACACGTCAACAGGTCGAGACGTATGACCCTACTAAAAGAGCTGGTAAAGATCTTAGTGCTGAACTAAGAGCAGAGTTTGATCTGGCGAGAAAGGATTTCTTAGATAAGCCTGAGCATATCCCAACAGCAAATTTATCTGTACGCCTAAAAATATTGAATGATTTAGTCTACAAAAATTCTCGAAATGTTAGGGCTGTTAGAGGACTGTTAGAACAAATTGCCAAAGAAGTAGGTGGTCAATTTACTAATACAAGTAAAACCCAATTAACGGGCGCAGATGGGCAACCATTGCAACCTCAACATGTTACTCAAGTTGTCGCAACGCCTGAACAGATAAAGCAGGTGTTAGATGAACTCCAAGGTAAATACTAAGCTGCTCGAAATGCAGTTAGAGCGAGAGCTTTGTGAGAAAGAACATTTATTCTTTACACGGCGTTTTTTCTTACCTCGCATGGGCTTTAAGTTTTCGGTCAATTGGCATCATGAATATATTGCCGACAAGATAGACGAAGTAATTGCGGGCAAGGTTAAGAACTTAGTTATTAACGTTCCACCGGGCAGTGGTAAGACAGAATTACTCACTAATCTTATTGCCCGTGGTATAGCTCGTAATGCTCGTTCCCGGTTCTTGTATTTATCTTTCTCACAATCACTTGTAGAGGATGTATCTGCAACAGCTAGAAATATTGTTAAGTCAGAAGACTTTCAGAGTTTATGGCCAGTAAAGATCTCTACCAGTACGGACGCTAAGTCTAGTTGGAAAACCACAGTCGATGGATATGACGCAGGTCATGTTTATTCTGCTTCGATGGGTGGGCAGGTCACGGGTCGCCGTGCTGGTACATTAGCTAATGAGGGCTTTACCGGTGCCATTATTCTTGATGACCCATTAAAGCCTGAGGATGCATTTAGCCAGACCGCTAGACGTAAAGCTAACCGTAAAATTCTAAACACGGTCAACTCTCGTAAAGCTAAATCTGACACGCCAATTATTCTGATCATGCAACGTTTGCACGTTGAAGATCCGACTAACTTTGTGTTGACTGGCAATGTACCTGGTGAGTGGGAACAGATCAGTATTCCCGCACTTATTGATGATGAGTACATCATTAAGCTACCAGAGCACATACAGCGCAAAATTCCACGTGATGTTGAGCGTGATGAGAAAGGCCGACAAAGCTACTGGCCATTAAAAGAATCTTTACTTTCATTGCTGCAGCTGGAGAAAGGCGGGGAAGATAAAGACGGCGCCACAGTGTCACGCTATACGTTTGCAAGCCAATACATGCAAAACCCTAAAAAGCTGGGTGGTGATCTTGTTAAGGCTGAGTGGTTCCCACGTTACCTAGAGCTACCTGTTCTTAAATGGCGTGCGATTTGGGCAGATACGGCGCAAAAGACAAAAGAGCATAACGACTTCTCAGTGTTCTTATGTGCTGGTCTTGGCTATGACAATAACCTTTACATCATTGACGTGAAGCGTGGCAAATGGGAAGCACCAGAGCTATTGAAAGAAGCTAAAGCTTTTATCAATAAACACAAGGACAGTAACACAAAGATTGGCAAGCTTCGTTATATGGCCGTAGAGGATAAGGCGAGTGGTACCGGTTTAATTCAGTCCATATCTAAGCAGACCACTTTACCAATACGTGCGATTCAGCGAAGTACTGACAAACTATCAAGGACAATGGACGTCATTCTTTATGTTGAAGAACGCCGTGTCTGGTTACCAGCTAATGCACCGTGGCTTTTGAACTACATTGAAGAAATTGAAGGCCTTACTGCTGATTGGACACATGACCATGACGACCAGTGGGACCCAACCATTGATGCGATTAATGATTCATTAGCCAAAAAGCCAACTGTATTTGATTAGAGGAAATTATGGCTGAAACTAAAAAGCCCGATGCAATTGGCGATGCAGGGGCATATACAAACTTTGTCTCAAATATTGGTACCGACCGTGACAAAGCTTCACATGGTTCATTCGTTAAGAAAGTTATTCCTGATGAGCAATTAGAAGCGGTGTATCAACACTGGTTGGCTAAGCGAATCGTCAACCGCCCAGCAAGTGACATGTTACGAGCTGGATGGTTCTATGAAGGGATTCAGGATAACGATTTATTAAAGCTCAAAGAGGCGTGTAAGACTTTTAACTTAGATGGGGTGCTCTTATCTAGCTTGGTCCTTTCTCGCTTGTATGGCGTTTGCTATGTGCTTCTAGGAACTGTGGACGGCGGCAACTTAGATCAACCGTTTGATTTAAACAAGTTAGGCGTGGGGCGTTTAGAGTTTTTCACGGTGCTTAAGAAAAAGCACATTGAAGCTGATACCAGTAAATATTTATCACCAAAGGAGGCAGGTGGAGTTTTAAAGCAGCCTGAATTTTACAAGCTAAAGCTTGATGGTAAATCTAACCAACGGATCCACCACACTCGCTTAATCAAATTTTGCCATGCAGATGTAGTTAATGAAGAACCTGTAAGTGTTTTGCAGGAAGTTTATGAAGATCTGCTTGATCATGCCGCCGTTAAGAAAGCCTCAGCAAGTCTTGTGCATGAATCAAAAATTGACGTGATTAGAACCCCCAACTTGGTCGATAAGATCAAGGAGGACATGAAATCCGTAGTTGAACGTTTTCTCAGTGTCGGATTACTAAAGGGTTTAAACGGTATGCTCGTCTTGGATAAAGACGAAGAATACGATTCAAAGTCTTATAGCTTTGGTGGTTTGCCGGATCTAATGCGTGAATTCTCTATTCAAGCTGCTGGTGCTGCGGATATGCCATATACGATTTTATTTGGCCAATCACCTGCGGGTATGAATGCAACAGGCGAACATGACACACGGAACTATTACGACAGTATCGCTACTAAGCAAACATGGTCCTTAAAGCCATTCATGATGAAGCTTTTAAGGGTAATTGTTCAAACTACATTTGGACGTCAGATTCCAAGCTTAGACGTTGTATTCAATCCACTCTGGCAATTAGACGCAAAAGTCCGTTCTGAAGTTGAGAAAGCTAACGCTGAACGGGATGCTAAATATTTAGAGATGGGCATTATTACAGAGCCACAGATAGCACGTCAGCTACTCATTGATGGTGTTTATTCAGTGATTGATGAAGAACATATCAAAGAGCTTGAGACAATGGTGAAGCTTAATGACAACGATAATTCAGATCCTGAAACCCCACCTCCAGCAGGCGAAGAAACGTAAAAAAGGTCGTAAAGCTTCTAAGGCGAGAGCCGTGCACGTAAACCGCCGTGTAGAGCTATATTACACACGGCAATTACTGGCTATCTCAAAATATTGTCAGGAACAAACTAAGGATTTAGTTATTCCTACAGTAGGCCAGAACATCGGAGATGCATGGTTCTCTGACATGATGGCGGCGTTTAGGGAAAAGCTCACAAAGTATGTTGTTGAGGTTTCCCGTCCGTTGGCCACAAAGGTTGTGACTGACACCCAAAAGGAAGTGGACAAGCAAATTGCAGAGCACACCAAAACAATTATTGGTGTGGATCTTACGCCGTTTTATCGAGCTGCTGATATCCAAGACGAGGTAGATCTAAACATTACGGCAAATGTCAGTTTGATTAAATCCATTCCACAGCAATACGCCGATAAACTTGAAGTGCTAATCACTAATGCTTTACAGACCGGCCAAACCAATGAAGAGTTGGCCAAAGCAATTAAGCAATTGGGTTTATCTACTGATTACCGAGCACGTCTTATTGCTAGTGATCAGATGGGCAAGATTAACGGCCAAATTAACCAAGCTCGACAGCTTTCGATGGGTGTTGAGACATACACATGGCAAACGGCGAAAGATGAGCGTGTAAGGCCAGATCACCAGCATAAACAGGGCAAGACATTTAGATGGGATTCACCGCCAGAAGGGGGGCATCCCGGTCAGCCTATTCGTTGTCGTTGCACAGCCTTACCTAATTATGAGGATTTTCTAAGTTTTTAATAAGGTATAATTTAATTTTTAATCAAATTTTATACTTTATGAACCTAAAACATCTGACTAATTTAATGTTAAAAGATTTGTATTTAATCAATACAGGAGGAAAAGAAGATTATGAGTTTGCAGGTTTTGCAACAGGTAAAAATAATTATCAAGTAACTTTGGATAGAGTATTTGAGGATAGGCTTTCTATCATATCACTTGAGATTTTCAATAATTACAAGCCTGATTTTAGAATTGATGAAATTCAGTTTAAGAAAATTGTAAGAAAAGCAATTGTTAACTTAATTACAACCGATCAAATTGATTTAAGCTCAGATTTTGATAACTTGGAGTTAATAAGATGTGAAACTCAAAATTTAGTCAAAGAAACACAAATAGAGCATGTTCATATTATTCCAGCAAGAACTTTAGGATTTGAAAAAAAAGGAAGGTTGAAAATAGGCCCAACTACTATTTTTTCATTAGAGGAATGGATAGAAAATTCTGAATTTCATAATGAACTTAAAGAAAAATATGGAGGTAATGAAATAAATTCAGAATGGAAGATCAATTTATTATTAAAATTAAAAAATCCTGCCTATCAAATAACTGGTGTTGCCGACAAGATATATGAGTTTGTTAAAGACTCAAATTCAATAATCAAAGTTAATTTAAAAGGATTTGAATATGATTTTTCTAAGAAATTAAGTAAGTTAATCGCAAAGACAACTTTAGACATGCTTTCTTTATTTTTAGGGTGGCAGAATGCTTTTTATAAACAAATTATCCATGATGAAAGAATCGGTCCAGCCATCACTTATGACTTGAAAGAATTTGATGGGTATATTGGTTTTCCGGGCGTTAAGTTAGAAAAACAAACACATCCTCTAATTCTAGAGGGAGAAAGAGAAATAGAATTTTTAAGTGAGTTTGAAAAGTTTAAAGAAAACTTTGAGTATATTTTAGATAGTTTTATTAATCTAAAAAAATGTAAATATCCATTATTAACACATAGATGGATATTAGCTTTAAGATGGTATGCAGAAGGAATACGAGAACCTGATGATGTTATAGCAGTAGCAAAATTAGCTTGTTGTCTTGATGCTTTAAGTAATGGCGGAAAGTTAGGTGGAATAAAAACTCTTCTTACTAATATCCTAGGCATAGAAAGTGATCAAATAATATTTAAAGATAAAATTAAGAATATAGATTTGCACACTTTTGTAAAAAGAGTTTATGACAATGGTAGATCAAGAGTTTTTCATGGCACTATTGAAGATATGCTTGAATCTTATGAAATAGATAAATTAAGACTTATTGAATGTTGCCGTTTAGTTTTATTAGAAACTTTAGTTCGCTTAAAACGATATGACGGTCAAGATATTGGCAAAGCTTTTCAGTTAATGAAGTAAAAATATTGTTATCCAAACCCACTTCGGTGGGTTTTTTATTGAGCGCAATTTATGAAAACAATTTACCAACTCAAAATTGGTGACTTTGCGCCAAGCGAATCGACACGCTCATTTACCAAAGAGGGATATCTGAAATGCGTCAATGTTCGCTTGGCTAAAGCGCCTCAAGTACGTCAGTACTATGCGTATGAGTTTCCATCATTGGAAGGTTATACCGCTGATCAAGTCATTAATGTCTACACGCCAGCAGAAGAGCTTTTCAAGCCTGAGGCTATTCAAAGCTTCAATGGTGTAGACGCTACAGACTATCACCCGCCTAAGAATGAAATTAACGCTTCTAACTGGAAGGATTATCACATTGGCTATTGTGAGAACGTCCGGCAGGAAGGTGATTATCTGGTGGGCGATTTGCTCATTAAAGACAAGATCAGCATTGATCTGATCCAAAGCAACGAGCGGCTAGAAATGTCGCTTGGCTATGGAGCCTTATTAATCGTTGAGCAGGGTACGGCGCCAGATGGTACGCCGTATCAAGCGAAATTTATCAATTTTATAGGCAATCACGTAGCGCTCGTTAAATATGGCCGTTGTGGTGGTGATTGCCGCATCGGTGACAAACAACAAACTCCACATAAGGGGAATATATCAATGGAAGTTATTGTAAATGGTGTGCGCTATAACATTGGCGATAACACGCCTTTAGCGGATGCATTAAAAATCCAGCAAGAGCAGCTTGACAATCTAAAGGCGGCAAAGCTCAAAGTTGGTGATAAGCAATTTTCTATAGGTGATGAATTGAACGCAGTTCAAGCGGTTGTAGATCAGTTACATGCCGAAAAAACAGCACTGGAGCAAAAAGTAGGTGATCTGGAAAAGAACCAGATGACTCCTGAAAAGCTTGAGCAAGCTGCTGCAGAGCGTGCTGCTGTGATTGCCGATGCTAAAGCATTGGTGCCAACAGTTAAAACCGAAGGTTGCTCATGTGAGCAAATCAAGCGTGATGTTATTGCTGCAAAAGCTGGTGATGCTTTAGTAACTGCTTTGATGGGTAACGTATCAGTAGGTGATGCAAAGCCTGAGCAGATCGACACAACTTTCCGTGCACTCTGTGCTGTGAAGGGTACTCATCCTTCTAATCCTGTAGGTGATGCTCTTCACCAGCAGCAAAGTGTTAAAGCTGGTGATGGCAACCCAGCAGGCGGTGGGGATGAAAAGACCTACAGTAAAGAAAACGCATACAAAACAATCTAAGGGGAAGTAAATCATGGTTAAGCAATACGATGCTGTACCCGGTATGAAGTTTCACCTCATCGGACCAGAGGATATTTTATCCCTGCCTATGGCTGGTGCCGGTTTGGTGAACGATGGTGACGTGGTTGTACGTAGTACGGACGGAAAAACATTTTCTGCAGTAACCGGCGCAACCAACACCAAGTTTGGAATTATCGTACGTCACGGCGTAGGTAAATCAGGCAAAACGGCAGATGGCAAAGAAGCCTACAAAGCAACAGATGTCGCGCCAGTTATGACAATTGGCTCAATTTACGTGAAGGTCACGGCACCAGTCACCGATATCAACGCAAAGGTTTATGTCAAAACAGCTAACGGCACCACAGCAGCGCCGTTAGGTTCTTTATCCCCAACAGCAACAGACGGTACAGAGTTACCGAACGCATCTTGGGAAACAATTTCAAATGAGCAGGGCTTAGCTGCTGTTCGCTTACGTGGGGCATAATAATTATGAGTAAATTGGCAGCAATGAAGCTACGTCTAACACCAGTAGCTCAAATGGTTCAAGCAAATATTGGTGATGCATTTAACCTTGATGCATTGGCCCAATTATTCGTTAAATTGGAAGAATTTAACGAAATGGATCCTCAGCTTCAGCAAGTGATGGATTACGCTAAATACATTCCTGTTAAACCTGTCAGTGCAGTATATGGTGGAGGAGAAATCCTAAGCCGTAAGAAAGGTGTGGGTTTGGGTAAAGATCATTCAGGAACTGGTAATGATATTCCTTTGGCCGAAGTTGAATATGATACGGTTCAATTGCCTGTGAAGGTCGGTACTATTGGTTATATGTATTCAGTGCTGGAGTTAGAAGCAGCTCAAAAATTAAATTTAGCGCTTGAAGCAGATAAAGTAGAGGCAGCTCGTCTTGCTGCAGAAAAACACTTAAGCAACATTGCATGGTATGGCAATGCACTTACAGGGGTTAAGGGTTTCTTAAATCAGACTGGTGTAACCATAGTTACAGCCCAACATAACTGGGCCACCGCAACCATTGAAGAAGTACTAAGTGACTTCAATGCAAGCTTGGCAGATGCTGAAGATCTTGTTGATGGGGATGTGTCCGTACAGCCAGATACTTATTTGATGGCATCAAATCAATACTTACACCTTTCTACTCGTGTAGTTGCTGATTCTGGCGGTAAGACTTTCTTAAAATTCATTGAAGAAAATAACATCTTCGCATCACAAGGTAAGCCGTTAACCATTCGTGGTTTAGGTCGTTCAAACGGAAAAGGTACAGCAGGTGCTGACCGTTCTATTATTTACCGCCGTGATCCGTCATGCATCCAAATGAAATGTGATGACGTCACTTTCTTGGCAGCTCAACCAGTTGGTGTGGATATTAAAGTGCCTGGTCACTATAAATATCAAGGCGTATGGTTGAAGCGTGTTGATTCTCTCCGTTACTTGGATCACGTGTAAGGATTAAAACAGTATGAAATATTCTTATATCTATAGCGGCTTACAGGCCGCTTTTGTTTTTTCTGGTATTGCTGTTTTGCCTACAGGCACACCAACTCTTGTGGATGAAGAGGCGCACAAGAAGCTCACTAAAAATAAGTTTGCTAAACATCTTATTGATATCGGTGAACTTGAAGTTCAGGAAATCCCAGATGAAGAGCCTAAATCAACGGGTAAAACTGGTGGCCGTGGTGGTAAAGGCGGCAAGCAAAACGATGCTGCAGGTGACGCGGCAAAAGCGGCAGAAGAAGCTGCTTTGGCCGCCGTGAAAGCTGAATTAACAGCTCTTGAAGTAACGTTCAGTGATGATGAAACACTTGAGCAGTTACAAGCTAAGTTAGCTCAGGCTAAGGAATAAGGTAGACATATGGACGTACAAACGTTTCGTAAAAAGTTCTCGACTGATTCGAGTTTAATGTCTTTGCCAGATGAGAGAATTCAGGATGCATTAGAAGAAGCGGATCTGATTGTTTCTCAAATTGAGTTTGGCGCATTAAAGGAACGTGCTGTAGGTCTGTATGCAGCACATATCCTTAAAGTTGGTACTGCAAGTGGCAATGGTGCTGCTTTTGGTACCGCATCAAGCATGACCATCGCTGGCCAAAGTGTGAGTTATTCACGTTCATCGAAAGAAGCTTTCTATGATCTCAGCATGTATGGCCAGCGTTACCTTGCGTTAAAAAATTCCATTCCAATCGATGATGAAGGCACAAACCCTAATCGTTTAGGTGTTGGCGCTTTTGTCGTATAGGAGAATCCCATGCCTTTTAAATATCAGGCACCAGAAGGTTATAAGCCAACTAAACTCGTTATTGCTGGTCAGAACCTAGATATCAAAAACGGCGTTTTAGAATCTGATAATGACATTATCCATATTTTAAAGCCCTTAGGTTTTGAGCGTTATATTGAAGTTGTTGAGCCAAAGAAAACGGCGGCCTCTGCTAAAGAGTAATTAAGCTATGAGCGATTATCGTGTTGATACTCAGGTCAACTTTGATGAGATGAATAATCGCGTTAGGTTTGAAATAAGACGCACGATTAACGCTCTTACTTTACGCTTACAGCGGATTGTTCAGGAAGACATGTTAAGTGGCCAACGACTCAAAGTTCAGTCAGGCCGCTTGCGTGGATCCGTTTCATCAAAGGTGGAAGAGGATAAGGATTCCATTGAGGGAACCGTGGGAGCTGGTGGTGCTTTGGTGCCTTATGCACCTGCACATGAGTTTGGTCTAAATGGTGCTTTGGGTGTTAAAGCACACCTAAGGACAATTAAACAGGCGTTTGGCCGACCTATTTCACCTGTTCAGGTCAATATTAAGGCCCATTCTAGGAATGTTCGGTTTAGAGAATTGCGGTTCATGCGTGATTCACTGGATATCGTGGCCAAGATTGTGCCGAAAAATATTGATGCAGCAATTCAGCGAGGTATTGCAGGTGGATAGCGAAGCAATTTATCAGGCGTTGTTTGAAAGGTTAAGTACAAGGGTAGAAGGACTGATTACGGTAAGTCGCCGTTTACGTCACTTTAACCATGTAACACCAGAACAGCGCCCAGCCATGTTTATTACACAAGGCAATCAGCAAGAAGTCCCGGTACATGGTTTAGATTCAAAAGTTGAACTAGCTGCTGAGGTTTATCTCTATATTCATGAATCGGACACTACAAAGCCGCCATCATCGCAGATGAATATATTCATCGATCGTGTACGTGAAGCAATTCAGCCGGACCATCCAGATTTTAATGAGTGTCAGACCTTAGGTGGTTTGGTAGAGCATTGCTGGATAGAAGGTACGATAGAAGTATATGAAGCAGTAGAAAACATGCTGGATGATCAGGCGATTGCAATTATCCCTATCCGGATCCTCACAACCAATTAACTAAACATTCATTTTATGACCGCCTCGATGGCGGTTTTGTCATTTTAGAGAGGTCAAAATAAATGGCTCAATATTTATTTGGTGCCGGCAAGATCTTTGCTACACCGATTCAAGATGTATACGGGCAACCGATTAGTAATCCCACACCAGTTGAAGTGGGGGTTATGCAATCCGTTGGTGTAGATATTAGCTATGACTTAAAAGAGCTTTTTGGTCGTGGACAGTTCGCCGTAGATGCCGCGCGTGGTAAAGGTACCATTAAATGTAAAGCTTCTTTCGGGCGTATTAACGGTACATTGTTAAATTCAATTTTCTTCGGAGGCGTTGTTGCTGAAGGTGGAATCGAAACAGTTTCCCAAACCATAAATGGTGAAGTAATTCCGGCTGGTGGCACTGTTACACCGGTTGTTCCTAACAGCGGTACATATGTAAAGGATCTAGGCGTAACAGATGCTAAGGCAATCCCACTTAAACGTGTAGCTTCAGCGCCAGCAACAGGGCAATACAGTGTAGATGCGGCAACCGGTGCTTATACATTTGCTGCTGCAGATGCAGGTAAAACGGTATTTATTAACTTCCGTTATTCAGCAATGGTGGCGGGTGCTAAGTCAATCACTGTATCTAACCTAGATATGGGTTATACGCCAGAGTTTGCCGTTGACCTTCAACGTGACTACAAAGGTAAGTTCATGCACATGAATTTCTTCCGTTGTACCAGTAACAAACTTGGATTCAGTTCAAAACAGGACGATTACGATATTCCTGAGTTTGAATTCCAGCCTATGGCTGACGATCTTAACCGTGTTTTCAAAATCGATTTATCGGAGTAATGCCAAATGCAATTTAAGCAAGTTGATAACCCACGTGGTAATAGTAAAGAAATTGCTGGTCAGACTTGGATTTTTGCTCCAGCACCATTGGGTACGATTGAGCGTTTCCAAGAACAATTAAGCTCAAACAATGTTCCAGCATCTGTAATTGTGGACATGGCTCATGTTTGTTTAAAACGGAATTACCCGGATATTACCCGTGAATATGTTTCTGATGAGCTCTTAGATATGGGTAACATGGAAGAAGTTTTAGCCCTAGTAACTAAAACATCCGGTTTGGAATATACAGGTAAACCCGCAGGTGAAAGCTCGGGGGAATAAACTGGGAGGAGCTGTACACGCATTTAGTGTTAACGATGGGTAAAGATTACGACTATGTACGTAATGAAATGGACCTGCCTAGATTAAGAGCATTAAGTGCGTATCAGCAAAGTAATCCTCCCGCGCATATTGGGATACAACGGCTTTGCCGTATTTTGGAAGCATTTATGGGAATTGATGAAACTCCGCAAGCTATCACCGTTTCAGATGATGACGAGGACGATATGCTGGAAGTTTTGTCGAATTTTCCACAGGGTGGTTGAGGCTGCCCTGTTTGCATTATTTGTAAGCGTTGGTTAAAGTTTGTTGATTAAACTTTATAAGGATAAATCAATGGCTTTAACAAATTGTAAAGAGTGTGGGGCACAAGTTAGTACTCAAGCTAAAAATTGTCCAAGTTGTGGAGCAAAAGTTAAAAAACGCTCCTTATTAAAATGGATCTTTCTAGGATTTGTTATTCTATTTATTATTGGTATTATTGCTGGTGGTGGAGAGGGATCTTCTTCATCAAGTAGCACTAGAGAATTGTCACCTAAAGAAGATGCATTAAAAAATACTGTACTTGATTATGATTGGTCAAAAGGTGGTTTTGATAGTGTCATGTTGGTTGATTTTAAAATCAAAAATAATAGTAAATATGATATTAAAGATATCACTGTAGAGTGTGAGCACTATTCTAATAGTAAAACAAAGATCGACAGCAATAGCCGAGTAATTTATGAGATTGTTAAAGCTGGTGAAACTAAAACAGTCAAACAATTTAATATGGGATTTATACATTCTCAAGCTGCATCGTCAGGTTGTGGAATAACTGACTTAGTTGTAATTCAATAAATATTCTTTAGAAAATAACCCCGTTCACACGGGGTTTTTTATTTTTCAAATTTACCTTGCATCGGCAAGGTTTTTTTATGCCTATGAGGTGTGTATGGCAAATAATAACCGTGTCGAAGTGCATGTTGGTGCTAAAACTTCCGAGTTAAAGGAAGGTATGCAAGATGCAGAAAAAATAGTTTCAGATTCCGCCAAGAAGATTGAAAGTACTGGGCATAACATTGATTTTAAACTTGATCTTTCTAATCTACGGTCAGAGCTAAATGGCTTTGCCTCAAATCTTTCAGATAAGTTCAAGACGGTAGGCAATGATATTAAGAGCTCGCTGACTAATGGTCTATCTTTGGTCCGAGGTGGTTTTTTTCTTGGTATTGGCCAAGAGATTGCTAGAAGTGCAGCGGAAGCGGTTGCAGCAATTCCTGATCTTGTATCTGCAGTGGGTAAGGCTTCAAAAGAGTTAGAAATTCAAGCCCGATTAGCAAACTCGAATACTTTGGAATTTCAAGAATGGGCATTTGCTGCCAAAAAAGTAAACGTGGAGCAGGACAAGCTATCGGACATCATGAAAGATGTAAACGATAAGTTTGGTGACTTCATGCAAACTGGTGGTGGTGAAATGGCCGATTTCTTTGAGAAAATCGCGCCAAAAGTCGGTGTCACTGCCCAACAATTTAAAGGTTTATCTGGTCCGCAAATCCTAGAAAAGTACTACCAGACTTTGCAAAAAGCTAATGTGTCACAGGCTGAAATGACTTTCTATATGGAAGCCATTGCGAACGATGCAACATTATTAGCACCATTATTGGATAACAACAGTCAAAAATTAAAAGAGTACGCTAAACAGGCTCATGATTTAGGCGTAATCATGAGTGAAGATGCCATAGCTGCTACCAAAGAATTTAATACGTCCCTTGAGACTGTCCAAACAACACTTCAAGGTGTATTAACCCGTATTGCAGCACAAGCAGCTCCATCCCTTACTGAATTAGCTAATCAATTTTTAACTTTTGCGGTTGATTCCAAGGATGCCATTGATGATTCAATTAAATCGATTATTGGCATTTTTGAAAGCTTGTTTAGCATTCTAAGTGAGCAGTTCACAACGATTGGAGCAATCTGGAGTGACTTGACTGGAAGCATTGGAGACGATGCGAATAAACAGATTGGCTTTATGGATGCTATATCTGTAGTACTACGAGCATTAGGTGTTGTAGTTACCGGCTTTCAGGTAGGCGTTCAATCTGCTTTTGCAATCATTCGTGCCGTTGTTGTTACGGTCTGCCAAGCATTAATCATTGCATTTAATGGCCTTATGGCTGGCTTTGATATGGTACGAAGTACTATTCAGTATGGTTTGGATGTACTACAAGTTAAGTTTCAAACATTTGGTAGCGTTGTAAATAATATCCTCCATTTTAACTTCTCAGGCGCAAAAGCTGCATGGGAGGGTGGTTTATCTCAGCTTGGTAGTATTACTGATCGATACACTAATCAAATGAAGGGCCGCATGGCTGAGCTGAAAAACTCTTGGAATGCAGGAGCCACTACAGCAGCAAATTCACTTGTCACAGCAGGTAAGCGAATTCTTGAGGTTACAACAGCGGGTAATCAGAAGATTACAAACTATGTATTTAAGGACCCGACAAAACCAATTGAGCCGCCTAAACCTCCTAAGCTTGGTTTAGGTACTGCACCGCCGAATCCTAAGTTGGGTATTGGTACTGGTGAAAAAGACGACAAAGGTGGGTCTAAGTCATCAGCTAAATCTAAAGCCGAGCAGGAAGCTAAAGAGCGTCAGCGCCAAGCTGAACAGGCTGCTAAAGCACTTGCGGATATTCGGTATAAATA